CTGTCTTTAACATAATCTTCAAATACTTTATAATTTTCCTCATTAAATGGAATGGATATAAAATATCTTTCATAATCACCCATTTCTTCTAAAGGTATATCCTTACGTTCTTTAATTGTAGTTTTGCCTTTCTTTCTAGCATATTTAACCATATCGAACTTAGTTTCTACTATTTTATATCCTGGATAATTTATCTCCATTGCTTTAGAATAGAGCATAAGCTGATGACACTTTTCTACTAGATGTGATTTAGTAAACCCACTTTTACTTGATGTCTTATAATCCACTATAGTTATTTCTTTTTTTTCATGGTCTAAAATAGCTAAATCTATAAATCCCATTATAGTTATCCCACATAATTCAATTTCAAATTCTTCTTCTATCAAACATTCTTTATTTGTAAAATCTAATGGTTCAAAATATTCCAAATACAGTTCTACATCTTTAAGATAGTTATTTTTTGCATTTTCTGTGGGAAAATTTAATTCATCAGCGAATTCTAGCATATCTATTTCGGTATGCCATCTATATAATGCTTCCTCTTTACTTACTTCTCCATGTTCTAAAGACTCCATAATACTATGAAGTAATGAACCACACTGCCCATAACATCCATTGCTTCTCTTAACATGGTCTTGATATATAAGTTTATAACTATAAGGACAATTATGAAATGTCCCCAGTTTGCTATATGAAAATCTTTCTTTTTTATTTTCTTCCATAATATCAACTCCTTTATTCATTAATTTCAATTATTCTACCATTATCATCTAAATACTCAAAATCATATAAATTCTTTTTGAATATACAAAAACAACATTCACAATCAATCCAGTTAATATCACATTTCAAATCACCACAATCTAAAACTGTTATTGCTCCAAAATACCTTAATTTATCCTTAGCTCCTATGTTGAGTTCAACATAACGTGGATTCAATATTTCTGAATATTCATCTTTTACAATATTAATTCTTAACTTATCTAAATCATACATAAATTAACCTCCTATAATACATTCATTACATAATTTTTCAAACGTTTCTTTTCCTTTATCAGATGGACTACATTTACTTCCTTTTTCTAAATATTTATTTTCTTTATCAATCATTACTTTTATTTTTATATCTCGCATAAAACAGCACGATTTAATAGTTTGAATATCTCGTTTTATAGCATCTATCATCAAACCCTCATCCATACACAAGACTATTTTTGAAACACCTAATTTTAATAATTGTTCTACTTGAGTTATGCTTATTTGGTTACCCCCTAACGCCACCGTATTATGTACTCCGAAACTATCGGATTGCATTACACTTTTCTCTGCTTCAAAAATATAAACTTTCTTACTTTCTTTAATGTATTCCTTATTCTGATATAAACCGTAAAGATATTTGTGCTTAGGAAAAGGGATTAAAGGAAGGTATTTGAAATTTGTCATTTCGTCTGAATCCAATCTCCCCATGACTCCTATAATTTCCCCACGTTCATTGTAATGTGGTATTGTAATCCTATTACTCTCCTCAGAAAATCCTATACCAAATTTAACTTGACTTGAAGGTAGTATACCGTCTTTTAGAAATCTCATATTCCACTTATAACCATTATTATATTTATCTAAAATACTCTCATCATAAATCACCTCCTCTTCTTCGCTTTCATAAGGAATATATAAGCTATCGAAGAAACCATCAAATAATACATCTTCCTCTGATTGATAATTCCCTTCAATCTTACCACCTAACATTGTTTTAACTGTTTTAATTACCTCTCCATACTTTGAATCTATATGAGTGGCTATTAAACCAAATAAATCACCATTATAACTCGTTGTAAAGTCTGTGGCTGATAAATTATCGTTTAATTTAATTCTACAACCACTAGGGTTATCGCCATTAGGCTTGGCACAACGAATCTCATTATTTGTTATATTGATACTATGATAATTATAATAATTTAATATTTTTTCAATTTGTTTTGGATTATTTTTTAAATATTCTTTCATATAGGTTTTCACCTACTTTTTATTAAATTTGTTGTTTTGTTGATTGATATTATTAATATTCATTCTTTGTGGTCTACAGTAACAAACTTCAGAGACTTTAGTCGAATATGTATTCATATGTAATATATAAGCTATATTACTATCAGCTGACACAGTTGTCGAACGTGATTTTCCGATAAAAAGGCAACGATAATTAGAATCTGGATTTAATTCAACCTCTTCTTCTATCCATTTATCTCCTTTCTTAACCCTTTTAAAAGGTTTGCAATACGCTTTAGAATTTTTATCTAATTCCTCTTTGTATAAAGTTCTCATTAAAAACATTTCGGAACATACTTCCCCTACTTGTTTTGCATTACTTAACATTCCAATATCTAAAAATAATGAACCATTAAAAGCCATAGCTAATTGATAAGTTAAAACAGCACATATATCATAAATTTTTGTAAGTTCATGTATTTCACGACTTTGTTTAGTTAAAGCTTTCCAATCGTCACCTTCATTTGAATTACTTGAAAATTTCATAGTATCAAACAGCAGTATATCTAATCCTTTACTGCTTAACGCATTTTTTCTTACTACTTTTTTTAACGTTGCCATATTCATTGTATTAGTAGAACATATTATTAAATTATCTGCTATTTTTTCATTATATATTTTCCTTGCTTCTCTCAAAGCTTTTTTATCTTCATCACTTAATGCACCAGATTTAATTTTCTTTTGATTTATTTTATTATATCCTACTTCATTATTAACTAAATAAGTTAAAAATTTAATTAAAAAGGCTTTAATTTCTTCTTCATTACTCATTAACAATACTCTATTGCCATTCGAAGCCAATGATAAAGCTAAATTAGATAACAACGTTGATTTCCCAACATTTATAGAACTACATATCATATTTAAAGTTTTTTTAGAAAGTCCCATAATTTCTTTGCTTAATGCAGGTAAAAACTTGCTAGATAAAACATTTTCAAAAAGCATCCCTATCTCACTGCCATTTTCTAAATCTTCAATGAAATCTAAATCTATTTCTCCTATATGTTCTTGTACATCATTATTTATACTAACAGGTAGATAACTTGTATCTCTACTTTCTTTAAAGTTTAGTAATTCATCAGTAGTCATCTTTGATGCAAGGTTTAACCAAGATATCTCAATTTCACCATTTTTAGTTTGTATTTTTATTTCTTTAGTTAGATCTAATCCGTCTTCATAAAATGATATTAACATATTGTGTTTTAATAAATTATCTATGTATGAATTTACATTTTCTAATTCTGTTGTTTTCATTAATAATTCTACACTTTTCATTCCACCTAAATTATTATATTCTTGAATTAATGATGGTTTACAATTTAGCTTTATATCTAAATCTGTTACTTTTAATACGTTATTGTTTGATAATGTTTTTACTACATCATATAAAATTATTCCTTCATTGGTTATAAATAATCCATTTAAATTATATTCTTTTACACTCATTATATCTTGAAATAGTACGCCAATTACTGTTCCCTCTATCTGCTTTCTTCCTTGTTTTAAATAATTTGGCAAATTATCATATTGAATCATAATGTATATCCTCCCTTATTAATTTATATATTTAATCAGTTATTTCTACTTCGTAATCATACATTGCATTATATAATTTTTTAGGTATTTTATCTTTATAGTAATCTGCAACTTCTTTAATATTTCTCTCTTTATAACATTTATAAACTTCAAATCCTTTCTCTTGAGTTTCATAATAACCTAAATGTTCATATTTTGATTTTCCCGTTTTAGGGTTTATTAAATGACATTGTACTTGATATTTTCCATTTTTACAAGTACTTGTACCTATAACTGATTCTCCTCTAGCATTTTGTCTTTTAGTGAATAAACTGTTTATCCTTTGTGGTACAAATATGCAAGTATTAGGACTATACACCTTATTATGTTTATATAATATATCTTTATCTAAGTGCATTTGCTCCCCTTCTATTTCATAATAATTATTATAAAACCATTCAGCAAAGTTTTGAAAGTTATGAAATTCTTCCGATATTTTACAACCGAGGTAAGTAGGGTTTCTTTCGTGTGATTTATTTGAATAGCATCTTTGTAACATACCCTTCCATGTATCATAAACTCTAGTATTTTTGCCATTTTCTCTTGTTTTATATTTACCTTCTCCTAAATAACCTACTCCAAAGTACCTTCTTTCATA